CTCGGTACTCGACGGTGAGGCCGAACAGGTCGCTGTCGATGCCGTCTTCGGGGAGGCAGTTGATCCGGTACTGGGTGGTCTGGGTGGTGGGCTCGGGCGTGGCCACGGGGTGCTGCTCCGGGGTTGGGTCGGGGGATTGTTGGGTGGTCACTGCTGCTGCGCCCCGTCCTCGGCCTGCACGCCGGGCCGGGCGGCGGCCAGGTCGCGCAGCAGTGCGCCGACGCCCCAGGCGGCTTCGGCGGCCTTCAGCCCAGCGTCGTCGTGCAGGCGGTCGCCCTCGGCCTTCGCTACGTCGGCGGCCTCGGTGAGCGTGGTGGTGCGGGCCTGCTCCAACTCGGCACGCAGGCGGTCCCGCTCTTCGATCAGGTCGTGCACCCTGCGCTCGGAAACGTCGTACATGGTGCGCAGGTTGTCGTTCTGCCTGCGGATGGCGGCCGTGAAGGCGACCGTCGCGTTGGCCATCTCCTGCTGCTCCTCGTCCGCCACGACCATCACGGCGTCGGTGATGCCGAGCCCAGCAAGGTTGCGGTCAATCGGGTTCCAGCCCTTGAGCTTCGGCAGGCGGGCGTCTACCGCCTTGTCGTACTTCCGCTGGCGCTCGCGCCGGGTGTCGGGCTGCTCCCCGGCGGTGGGCTGCTGCGCCTCGTCGGCCATGTCGAGCAGCCCGGCAGCCAGCGCGCGGGGGATACAGGTGTCGCAGCCTCCGCAGCCGCAGTCGTCGTCGTTGCCGACGAACGCGGCGGCTTCCCGGAGCACGGCGGCCCGGTCGTCGGGCTCGGGCAGCACAGCCAGCACCGCATCGGCGAACTGCTCCGGCGCGCCTTCTACCGCCGCCAACCTGCCGTGGTGCCAAACGCAGGGCTGGATGCGCTCCTTGGTGCACTCTGCCTCGGTCTTGTCGCAGTCGCCGGGGCAGGCGGCGTCACGGATGGCGTCGGCGATGCGGTCACGGAGGGCGGCCCGGTCGTGCGGCTGTCCGGCGGCGGTACGGATCGCGGCCACCACCTCCTCCACCTTGGCGGCCGGAACGTGAGCCGACTGCGGTTCGCCGTCGCCTTCGACTGAGATGGACAGCACGTCCGTGAGGCCGCCCGTGTTCAGGTTGGGCAGGAGACGAGCTGACAGGCAGAACCCGTCCTCGTCGACGTATCGGTACGGCTCGGGCTGGTCGGTCATGGGTTCTCCTGGGGTGTGTGGAAGGCTGTCGGGGCGCCCGCCCCTGATAGCGACAGGGGCGGGCGTACTGCGTGTCACGGGGTGGGGTTGGCCAGGGCGAGCAGGACGGCGGCGTGGCAGTGGTCCGGGGCGCCGGGCTCAGGCAGCGGGCAGTAGCAGGCGAGGTCCTTGCCGCGCAGTTCCGGAAGGGCTTCGACGAGACGCTTCCGGGTGGCAGCCGCCTCAGCGCCCATCCACCAGTCGTCGCTGCCGCTCACCCAGGACTTGAACGCCAGCGCGCATGTCTCGCGGGCCTGCTCCGGGGTTTCGGCTCCGAGCCACTCCATGGCCCCGGCGAGGGTGAACGGGTTTCCGAAGCGGCTGGGGCGGGTGACGATCACGCAGTTGTCGGGCTTGCGCCATCCCTTGGTTCGGCGGCGCTGAATGCGGGTGGGCTGGTTGATCATGGCGAGGTCCTTAGGTTGGCTAACGTTCTGCGTAGGTGGGGCGTAGCGGTCAGGCGGCTGCGGGTTCGTCGGTGATGTGCAGTTCCCACCCGCTGGCGAGGAGGCGTCCAGCGACGTAGTGGGCGGCTTCGTCGGGGTTCTGCTGTTCGGCTGGGGTGGTGCGGCGGTAGTCGTCGAGCGCGGCGGCGATGGTGGTGACGGCGGCCTGCGGCATGTGGGTCATCGGCTGGCCTGGGAGCGGGCGCGTTCGTACCTCTCGAAAGCGGCGGTGAACGCGTCGTCGGTGCCGCCTCGGTCGGGGTGCGCGGCGGTCATGGCCGCCTTCAGCTCGCTGAGGCTCGGCGCCTGCGGCCGGTGGATGACGGGCTCGGACAGGTAGACGGTCAGGTCCGGCTCCCACCATCCGCCCGATAGCCGCAGGACTTTGCCGTCCGCTTCGAGGCGCTGCCGGTCAACGAACCGGGTCCAGCCGTTGATCTCGTAGTAGACGCGCTTCGGGGTCTTCTTGATGATGCGGAACTTCACAACGCGGGGCGGTTGGTAGTGGGTGGAGTCGTCGTCGACGGTGCTGTCGATGCCGTACAGGTACTCGACGGGGGCGGGTTGGGTGCTCATGCGGCGTCTCCGTTCGTCGTCGGCCAGGCGCCGGCCGGTGCCGGTGTGGCGGGGGCGAGTGCGTCGATGCGGGCCTGGTGTGGCGCGGGCAGTGGTCGGCGGTTGGAGGGCACAGTGCAGGGCTGGCCCACCGAGGCGTTGCAGTGCGGGCACGCGATCGCGCGGGCGGGATGCTGCGGGCGGCGGCTGCTCGGGGCGGCGGTCATGAGCGGGCCCGCTCGTTGGCGGCCATCTGTTCGAGGCGGGCGAGGGAGGCGGCGCGGCGGCGCTCGATCTCCGCCGGGGACTCCAGCGAGGCGTGCTCACCGCGGGCGACGCGGCCACGGGCCGTGTGCGGGTTCCGCAGTTCGCGGGGTCCGCGGTTGTCGCTGGTGGCTTCAACCCGGCAGGGACGGCCGATCGCAGCGCGGCATGTCGGGCACTGGACACCCAGTGGGCCGGGTCGGCGAACCCTGGCGACTTTCGCCGGCGTATCGCTGTTCGGGATCTTGCCGAAGCTGTCGACGACTCCTGAGATCAGTTCGGCGACCGGCCTGCGCTTCAGCTCGATGCCGTCTGCGGCGCTGGTGCGCTGTTCGCGGAGTGCGGCGAGGTAGGCGGGTACGTCGTCGGGGTCGGCGTCGGGTACGGCGGCGGGGAGGCCGGGGCCTTGGAAGTCGGAGGCGTTGTTGCCGCGGCGTCGTCGTATCTCGGTGATGATCTCGGAGGGGGACACGAAGGGCTGTTGGCGGGCGACGGTGGCGGCGGCGGTGCGTGCTTCGGTGAGGGGGTAGTTGCCGAGGACGTCGTGCCAGGCGTCGGGGGTGTATTCGTCGAACTTCTGCTGGGGGCACAGGGCCCGTACGTAGCGGGCGAGCACCACGGTTTCGTCGGGGGTCATGAGGACTCCTGCTGCATGCGGGTGCGGGCGCGGGTCATGGCGCGGTCGAACATGTCGTCGGTGGCTTGTTGCTGGCGGTCGCGGAAGGAGACGACGCTGCCGCTGGTGGGGCGTTGGGCTCGTTCGGAGGCCCATTTGGCGGATCGGCGGATCCACTTCTGCCATTCGGTGGGCCAGTTGCTGCGGTGGCGGCCTTCGGCGCGGTGGTGGTCGACGAACTGCGCGGTCTCGTAGTCGACGTCGAGGGTGGGGCCGAAGGTGTCGAGGGCCCAGCGGCGCATCGGGTCGGTGAGGGTGAATCCGGCGTCGTCGATGGGGGTGTTGAAACCGGTGTGGCTGGGGGGCCTGCTGTAGGAACCGACCTCCCCCCCAGAGGTTCCTGGTGGTTGTACTGATGGTTCCTTGATGGTTAGGGCGGCGTTCCGTGCGTGACGTCCGGACGCAGAGTGCGTGACGTCACGCTGTTCAAGTGCGTGACGTCCGGACGGAGAATGCGTGACATCCCCGTCGGTCACGTCGTTTGAGTGCGTGACCGTCACGCTGTCTGCGTGCGTGACAGCCTTCGAACGGGACCGGCGCTTCCGCTCCGCCGCAGCGCTTCGAAAGCTCTCCTCCTCCGCCTCCAAATCAGCCCAGTCCGAGGCCGGCCGGACGACCTTGAGGTTCAGCTTCCAGCGGGTGCAGCCGTTGACCATGCCGTCGGCCTCGATCAGGTTGCCGTCCTCCAGGCGCCGGAGCGCGCGCTGGACGGTGCGCCGGTCGTAGCCGGTGCGGTACTGGAGGCGGAGCACCGAGGGGTAAGCGCCCGTGCCGTTCTTGTGGGCGTGCTCGGCGAGGGCCTGGAGGACACCGCGGGCTGTGGTGTCGGGCTTGCCCTTGTCGGTGAGCAGCATGGGGGCGTCGTCCATGGCCCACTTCACTGCCTCGATGCTCACGTGGTCTCTTCTCTCGGTAGGGCTGTCGCTGCTGGCTGCGGCTTGTGGGGGACAGCCCTCATGGCGGCTTCGCTCGGCCTGTTTTGGGGCCTGCGGCCTGCCTCAATAGTACCTTGGGGTGTGTAGTCACCAGCAATACGTAAGCAGTACGGTTCGGTAGCTTGGGGTGTGCTGTCACTGCACAGTCAGCTACGCTGTCGGCATGACGACGAAGGGCACCCCCGGCCGCATGGTCCGCATTGAGGAAGAGATGTGGACTGCGTACGGCGAGCTGTGCCAGGAGGAAGGAACGTCGCGAGCCGACGACATCCGCCGCCACGTCCACGCCCGCGTCAAGGCGTGGCGAGCCGGCAAGCGCAAGGCCAGCACCACTTCCTGACACGTCCGTCCTCCTCCGTTCTGGCCCCGCTGCGGCGGGGCTTTGTGCTGTGGTCTCGTCCGGGGCGGGGCTCGGGGCCGGCCGCCCCGGACGGTGGAGCGGGGTGGGTCAGAGGTGGTCGGCGATGGCCTCACCGATGCCCTCGACGAGCGCGATACGCATCTCGTCGGGCATGCCGGGCTCGAACGCGAAGTGGACGCGGGCGATGGGCTTTTCGTCTGCTCCGATGGTGATCGCCTGGTCCTCGGGCTCCAGCCCGTCCGCGCCGAGGTTCACGGCCCACTCGGACACGTTGGCGGCGCCGCTGATGAGGTCGTGGATCTTCCGCTGGGCGGCGTTGTATCCGTCCTCGTCCAGCAGGGTTTCCCACGTCTCGCCGGTGGCAGAGGATGGCACCTTGGCGTCGCACATGGCTTCGCCGACGGTGAAGTACTCGGGGTCGTCGGTGAGTTCGCGGTGCTGGGCGATGGCTTCGGCGCGGAGGTCGGCGTCGGTGTACGGGAGGTCGGTCACGGGGTGTGCCTTTCTGTGGTGTTCTGGTGGGGTGGCCGGGCCCGATACCCGCGGGCCCGGCCGTACGTACGGGACAGGTCAGGCGGTCTGGCGTGGCTCGTCGCCGAGCACGAACCGGGCGAGCTGGGCATCCGTGCCGTACTTCATGGCGTCGCCCACCTCGGCGAAGCCGGTCTTCTCCTCGATGGCCTGGGCGTCGCCCCAGCAGGGGATGCACAGCCAGCGCACGGGCGGCTCGGCCTCGTCCCAGGGCTGGGGCCCGCGCTGGTAGCTGAAGAGCATCCGGGGCCGGCCGCAGTAGTGGCACTTGCCTTCATGGGCGGTGCGGACGCGAATGATGTCGGCCTGCCTCTGAAGTTCGTCCTGGACGGCGTCCCAGGTGACGCCGCATCCGGTGCAGTCGCCGGGGCGGAAGAGGGAGCCGCCCGGGGCCTGGACGGGGAAGGAGTGCTTGCAGAGGGAGCTGGTCACGCGAGGTGTCCGTTCTGTTCGTATGCGTCGGCCGCGTCGGCGGCCTGCTGCTGGAGGGCGGCCTCCGCGCACGTCTTGTGCGCCGGGGACCGCTTGCTGTCGCGGAGGTGGGTCGGCCGGTCGCAGTACCGGCAGGGCTTCTCGGTCCAGGACCAGTGGGATTGGTCCCGCCAGTCGAGGAGCCCGCCAGGCGGCGGCTGCGGGCGCGGGCGGCGGGCGCTCATGCGGCGGCCCGTGCTTTGCGGCGGCGGGTGCGGGCGAGGTTGGCGCGCTGCTTGGGGGTTTTGCCGCCGCGGATGCCGGCCCGGCTTTCTTCGGCGCCGACTTCGGTGGCGAGTGCGTCGTCGAGGCAGGCGGTTTTGACGGGGCAGATGCCGCAGATCTTCTTGGCGGTGGCGGTGTCGGCGGGGTTGTCCGTGCGGGGGAAGAACACGCGGGTGTGGTTGAGGCAGGCGGCGTCGTCCCGCCAGTTGCTCGTGTTCGTCACGTGTCCGTCCTCGGATGGGGCGACGGCATGAGGCCCAGCATCTGGAGTACGGTCCGTGCCTCCGTGCTGCTGGCCTGGTCGACGACAAGTCGCGCGGCTTTCCGCTCGGTGTCGGTGAGTTCAGCGGGTGCCTCTGCCACTCGTGCAGGACCGGTGCGAAGTGCGCGGTCGTGTGCGGCGTTGGCGGCCCGGCATGCTTCGTCGGTCGGCTCGCCGCGGCGGAGGTGGCGCTGGTAGGCGGACCGGGTGCCGCAGAGCGGCGTTTTTCTTGTCATCGGGCCACCGCCGGTGTCTGCTCGGGCCACGCCACGCCCTCCAGCGCCCGCGTGTGCGTGGGCGGCAGACTCGCCGTGGGGTAGCCGAGCCAGTGCAGGCCGAGGTGCGCCATCGAGGCGGCGTCGGACATGTCGTACCGGCCGGGCCCGTCGCACTCGATCCCGAAGTGCTGGCGTACGCCGTCCCGCACGGCGCCCTTCGAGGCGTTGCCCTTGCCGGTGGCGTACATGGCGCGCTGCGAGGGCGGGCACACCGCGTACGGAATCTCGCGGCGCCACAGGTCGTGGGTGATGAGCCACCACAGGCCGGCCATTTCGTGGTGTCCGGCCATCGCGCCGTGCCCGTACGAGGGGCCCTCGATGACGACGAGGTCAGCGAGGCGCGTGCGGTCGGCGATCTCGGTACGGAGCCAGGACAGGCGGAGGTGGCCGCGGGCGTGGGTTTTGCGGGGGCGGAGGGCGTCGGCCCAGTCGGCTCCGGCGATGCCGCAGGAGGTGAGGGACGGGTCGAGGCCGATGACGAGGGGCCGGGGGGCCTCCCCCGCCGCCGGCGCGGGGGCCGGGGCGGGGGTCACGTCGAACAGGGTGGTCACAGCATGCTGCCCTTCGGTCCGGGCTCGGGCTTGTCGGTGCGGTGCTGCTGCCACAGGGCGCCGTCCGCGATGGCGGGGCTGTCGAGCCCGAGCGCGGCGTCGAGGCGCTGCTGGAGCCGGTCCGCGCGGCGGGTCTGCGTGGTGAGCGCGGCGGACAGTCGCGCGGCGGCGCGAGTCATGCGGACGATGCGCCGCTCGTAGCCCATCGCGTCCTGGAGCTGCTCGCTGAGGTGCGTGTTGCGGGCGGCGGTGCGCCGGGCGGCGCTGAGGTGCGCGGCGGCGTCGCGGCGGGCGTCGTCGCGCTGGTCGACGAGCCGCTCGATCTGCGCGCGCATGTCGGTGTACCGGGTGCGGGAGATCCACATCAGGCGTCACCGCCCCGCTGGCGAGGGATGAGCGGCCAAGCGCCCTCGACTACCGCCGTCGGGTCTTTCCGCCGGAAGTACTCCTGAAGGGACGCGGCCTGCTCGGCGGCCCATCCGACCTGCGCGTGGTGCAGGTCGGCCAGCGTCATCCGGGCCACCTGCTCGTACAGGGTGGCCTGTCGCCAGGCGACGCGGCACGCGGCGATCGCGTCGGCGTCGGCCTGGTGGGCGTCGCCGATCGGTACGGCGTAGTGCTCGCACAGGGCGGTGAGCTTCCGGCTTCCGCGCCGGTACTTGTCGACGGCCTTGTCGATGACGAACGGGTCGATCACGGGCCCGTCCGGCAGCGGGTCGAGGCCGTATCGTTCGGCTTCGCGGTCCAGCAGCGTGATGTCGTAGCGGGCGTTCATCGCGACGATCGGCAGGCCCGCAGTGATCGCCTGCCCGAGCCCGGCAAGGAGTTCAGCGACGACCTGCGCGAGCGGCGCGCCCTCAGCGCGGGCTCGGTCGGTGGTGACGCCGTGGATGGCGGCGGCCTCGTCGGGGATCTCCTCGCCGTCCACGTCGGACAGCCACGTCGCAGAGTCGACGGGCTGTCCGCCGCCGCACTGGACGATGCACGCGGTGACGATGCGGGCGGTGAGGGGGTCGGGGCCGGTGGTCTCCAGGTCGAAGCCGGCCATGCGGCCGAGGTGCCAGCTCACGCGGCACCCCCAGCAGCGCGCTCCTTGCCGATACGGACGACCATGTCGCCCGCCCGCTCCTCGTCGCCGACCTCGTTCGTCAGCAGCGCGCCCAACTGGCCGGTCTGCTTCAGCTCGTAGTGGATCTGTCGGAGGCGTCCGGCGCTGGTCTGCGGGTGGGTGATCTCGTCGAGGTACTGGACGGCGGGCCGAATGGGCGCCTCGCCGCGCTCGACGTGGGAGGAGTCCGGGTCCTTGTCGTGGGTCGGCGTGAGACCACCGGTCAGGAGCAGCACCCGCAGCGCCACGGACTGGGCCTTGGCCGTGCCCTTGTCCGCGGAGTCGAGCGCCTCGCCCCGCGTCTTCAGCAGCGCGGGCAGGGTGTCGCCCTTGGGGCCCATGACCATCCACGAGACGGTCACGGTGCACTCGCGCATCTTGTTGCCCTTGGACGTGGTGGTGTCCCGGTGCTCCGCGTCGATGCCGACGGGGAAGATGTTGATGCCGTGCCGGAGGGTGACCGGGCCGAAGGTGTTGACGACGGTGTCGACGCCACGGAAGTTGAAGCGGGTGCCGCCGCCGTTGTACTGCTCGTTCTTGGAGATGGCGCGCACGTCCTTACGGACGCGAAGCCACGCGATGTGGACCGGCACCATCTCCGGGTCCTCGTCGCCCGGCTCGTAGTTGGCCATCGGGTCCGGCGCCGGAGCCGGGCCGGGGATTGAGTCGAGGACGGCGGGGAGTTCGGCGTCATCGGCCGGGGCATTGGTGCGGCCGGCCGCAGCCGCCGCGCGCTCGGTCAGCGTGCTCACAGGGTGTGCTCCTCACGGATGGCGCGGGGGATGTTCAGACGGCGCGAGACGCGGTCTTCGACGCAGTCGGCGTAGGCGTCCGGCCAGCGCTCAGCAAGCCGCTCGGTGTCGACGTACTCGCGGGACTGCTCGTCGAGGCTGTAGAAAGTGCGGTCCAGGACCATGGCCTGATCCGCGCCGCCGAGGGCGGAGATCATCACGGCCTTCGCCGTCTTCTTGCGTCGTCCGGCTTCGGTCTCGGCGGTGTGCGCTTCGAGGTACTCGGAGAGGGCGTCCTGCGCGTCGCCGTCACGGGTCAGATCGACCGCACCGTTGCGGGCGGGGTGCAGCTGCTCGTAGAGATCGAGCAGGACATCCGGGTCCGCGTCGTGCGGCAGGACAGGCGGGCGGCGGGTGACGATCTGCTGCCATGCCCGCTCACCGGCTGCGCGGAGGTCCTCGATGAGCTGCTGATGGTCGGCGACCCGTACGACGAACTGCCGGTAGTCGTTGCCGCCGATCAGCACGCCGACGTGGACGTGGTCGTAGCCGCAGACGTCGGCCTGCCACAGGGTCTGGGCGAGGACATCGTCCGGGCAGCCCTTTCGCCACATCGGGGCTTTCATCTTGTCGCGGCATTTGATCTCCACCGCGCATCGCTCGCGTTCGGTGGCGAGCGGGCATTCGAGGACTCGGCGGTCCAGGGTGCACATCTGCCATGGCCGGTCGACGTTTGCGACGAGGCCGACGCGGCGGACGACGGAGCGGTTGCGGCGGGCCCACTCGCGGGCCACGGTGTCCTCGATCGCTCGTCCCCACAGGGCGGGTTCGCTGTCGTCGTTCTCCAGCGGGAGTCCGCCGGTCTTGTCGTGGTAGACGGAGAGGGCGTTGCCGTAGCGGCTGATGCCGAGGATCGCGGCGAGGTCGGAGGAGCCGAGGCCGTTTCGGCGGGCGGTGAGCCAGTCGGCGCGGTCGGCGTCGGCGGGGAGGATGAGTCGGCCGGTGGGTGTGACCCTGCGGCCGGCGGCCGGGGCCGAAGCCCCGGCCTGCGCGACGGTCGTCACAGGGCATCGCCGCCCTGCGGCCGGTGGGTGACCCTGTGCCAGGAGTCCAGATCCTCGCTGTTGATGTCGGCAGCGAGGGCCGCGTTGGACGCCTGCTCGACGGTGGCGGCGGCGAGGGCGAGCGTCGCGTGGACCTGTGCCAGACCGGTGAGTGTGAGCGCGTCACTCGAATCCGGGTGGCGGGCGGCGATCTTGGCGAGTTCCTCGGCTTTGCGGTAGTGCTCGGGTCCGGTCATCGCTGGCCGTCCTTCCGGGTGGTGAGGCGGTAGAAGCGGCGCCCCTTCTCGTCGTGCTCGACGAGCCACCCCATGGCGCGCAGAGACTGGAGATCGCGGCGGCAGGTGGCGCGCTTGGGAGCCTGGGAGAGGTAGAAGCGCCGCACGTTTTCGGTGGTCCAGGTGCGGCCGGGGTGCTTGCGGATGTGAGCGAGGAGGTCGGCGAGCCGGTCGCGGAGGACAGCGGCTGCGGCCCACTCGCCGGACTGCTCGGGCTGGGGAGTGACCGCAGCCCCGGCAGGGGTGGTCTTCTCCTCCGGCCCAGCGGCCTCGTCGGCGTAGCGGAGGACCAGCGCGGCGGCGGGGTGCCCGACTCGGTCGAGCATCTCGGCGACCTCGGCCAGCGTCTCGGTACGGACCTCGTCCCGGTACCGCTTGATCCGGGTGCTGGCCCATCCCTCAGGCTGCGGGAGTTTCTGGGCTGCGGGCGTGGTGAGGAGGTCGGAGTGCAGCGTCTCGCGGGCGTTCATGCCGTCCTCCGTTCGGGCAGCGACGGCACCGCCGTGATCCGCTGCGGGTTGAACCGCGACAGCCGCCCGATCACCGCGTCCAGCTCATTCCGCAGCCGCAGCGCGTCCGACAGGCTGATGTCGATCTCGGCCGTGTCGAGCGCCGCCGCGTCCTCCACCGCTTCGGTCAGCGCGTCCAACTCGCCTTCGCGCGGGGACTGGACGGCCTCGGCGAGTGCGTCGAGCTGGGTGATGACGTCCTCGCGGGCGTCGTTGTCACCCCAGTGCTGGACGAGGCCGATCAGGGTGTGGTGGCGGATGAGGTCGACGCGGAGGATGCCGCGCAGCCAGTCAGATCGGAGCCGTACGGACAGCGGCGGTTTCGTGCTGGGGTTCAGGTCAGCGGGCATTGCGGCCTCCGATGCGGTCCAGCAGGGCGAGGAGACGGTCAAGGGGGTGGCGGCCGTCGAGCACGGCGACGAGGACGCAGCCGCTGAGGCCCCAGGTGACGGAGGCGGCGGCGATGATGCGGAGAACGGTGTCCATCACTCGCCACCACCCGAGGCGGCCGAGCCGGGCGCGGTGTTGTGCGCGTGCTGCGCCTCAGCGATCAGACGCCACGTCATACACGCTTTCTCAATCTCCGCGAGCGTGGCTTCGTCCCCGGCCTCGGGCCGGTAGTAGTTGATGGCCGCAGCCGCCAACTCCCCCAGAAACTCCGAGCGGTCGTCGTCGTCCATCAGCGCGACCCACGGGAACGCGGGGCCGTACTCCTTGGCCGGGGCCTGCGCGGCCTTCAGCACGGCGACCCGGTCGCGGGCGCGTCCCCAGCCCTTCACGGCCGCCTCTGTGTCCTGCGCCTTGGCCGCGAGGTCCGCCTCCAGCTCGGCGACCCGCGCCCGCAGCTTGTCGACCTCGGCAACCGGGGTCAGCAAGTTGAGCGCGTTGGCCCACGGGTTGTTTCCAGACGAGTGCTCTCCGATGACTTCCTCGGGAGCGACAGCCTGAGCGAACTCGTCGAGCGCGTCGTGCATGCCGTCGCGCTCGGCCAGCGCTTCGTCAGAGATCTTGTCCAACTCGGCGACCTTGGACCGCAGCCGCTCGTTCTCCTCCAACAGCTTCCGCGCCACCGGGTCCCGACGGGCGTGGTCCTCCTCGAACGCGGCCTGCATCTCGTCGTGGTTCGCGTCGTCCCGCAGCCACGCCCGGACGGCAGCGCGAGCCGCCACCGTCGCCGGATCTTCTACGGCCCACCCGCGCTCGTAGTGCTCGTGGGCCACGTCCAGCACCTCGGGCCAAGCACGGTCCTTCAGCCCCTGGAACCGCTCGGCGGGCAGCATGTACGAGACGCGCGCCACCTCGGGGATCTGCACGTATACCTGCGTCTGCTTCTCACGCGGGCGCAGCAGGTCGTACGAGTCCAGGGTGATCCGGACGCTGATCGAGTCGCTCATGCCGACACCTCCGCAGCGTCCCCAGCCGCATACAGCACCGCGACAACCGACTCCACCGTCCGGCCCGGCACGTCACCCCACGCGGCAATGTGCTCCTCCAGCGAGAAAATGTCCCCCCAGTACGGGCCCATCTCGCCGCCGACCTCCAGCCGCAGCGCCAGCACAGCGATCGACTCGTCCGCCAGCAACGACGTAGCGTGCGGGTCTCCGGTGGTCGCGCACTTCAGAGCCGCGACGATCGACATCGGACGCAGGAAGTGCGGGACGCACATCTCCCGGTCGAACACGTCCGGCACGAAGTCGCCCTGCCAGTGACCGTTCGCCGCGATCACACGGGCCGCAGCCCGGAACACGGCCGACACGTTCGCCGGGCGGGGAACGTCAACGTCCACGCGGACCGTCCGCCGGTGACCGGCGGGCAAATCCGTAGGACGGATAGTCTGTGTACTCAAGGTGATCCACTTCCTTCTTCTTGTGGGTGAGGTGGATTGCCGAGGGGTCGCAACGGACCGGCCAGGGTCCGGGCGGCCCCGCTTCATCAGGTGAGTCAGGCGCCGCGACGAGACGGCAGCGGCTTCAGATGCACCAGCGGATGCGAGCCACCCGCCGGTGCCGAAGCCAGCGCGAGCGGCCCCGTAGACGGCTCGTAGTGATGGATCTGGTCGATGCGCTCAAGATCCGCGTCGGAGAACGTCACGACTCGGCCCTTCTTCGAGTGCGGCAGACGCCTGATGTGGCGCCGCAGCCACGACTCCTCGACGCGCAACTCGGCGGCGGCTTCGGCGTACGTGTAGCGCTTCATACCGCCACCGCCGCAGGCGGTTGACTGCTGCGCACCGCCCTGCCGACCGGGATCCAGAGGACCAGCAGGTCGACACCGATCCGGGATGCGATCGCCTCGGCTATCTCGAAAGGGACGGCTTCCTGCTCGCCGGTGAGGAGGTGCCCGATGGTGCTGTGGTGCTGGATGCCGGCGGCGTCTGCCAGCCCGCGGATGGTGATGGGCTGACCGTCGCCTGTGCGCTTCATGAGAGTCCGCAGGACAGTGCGATCGGCCAGCTTGTACATGGGTGTGCTCACGTCCACCTCGTCAGACGAGTTGTTCTTTTCGTTGGACGAGATGAGCATCGCACGAGACCGACGAGTTGTCTATCTCGTTGGATAAGTGGGGGTATTCAGCCGTGGCGAGTGAAGTCCGGCCAGAAGTGGGGGGTCGCCTGGCGGTGGCGTTCAGCGGCATGGACAATCTGTCGATGGCAACGGACAGGCGATAGCCGGTGAACTGGGGGTACTCGACATGCGTACCACTGGCCACATAGACATCTGGACTCTGGCTACAACACTTCGGAGTGGCAGGATGACCGTTATGGTCGAGCCCCAAAACAGGACAGACTTGTCTGATCTACTGCGCACCAGGCGGGCTGAGCTCGGGCTGAGTCTCCGCAAGCTGGCGGAGAGGTGTGTCGACCCTGAAGACCCGGAAGCCGGCCAGAAGTGGAAGTTCGGGGTCATTGACCGCCTGGAGAAGAATCTTCCGATCATCCCGCCGGAGCTCGGGGAGCTGCGCGCGCTGGCGGCTGGCCTCCAGGTGCATCTCAGTCGAGTGCAAGAGGCGGCCGGTAGGCAGTTCTTCGGAATCCAGAGTCTCTGGTTCGACGACCTGGAGATGATGACGCTCGTCCACGACTATCAGGCGATGAGTCCTGCGGACCGCGAGCGGCTTCGGGAGATTGCCCAGGCGTGGAGCACTCGGCGCAGTGGAGAGCCTGGCGAGGAACCTGACGCTGAGTGATGTTTTTGTAACCTCTTGTGAAGTCGATCTGGGGCGTGCACGATGGATGCCCTGCCTGGGGGGCGGAATGATCGGCTCCAGCAATCCATATCGAACTGATGTGCGTATTGCTGGTTAAGGGGATGGGCACAAAGATGATCTACGAAGTAACCCGGGTGCAGTTCGAACTCGTGTCACGGAGGAAGTTCCCAAGAGGTCGCGCCTGCCTCCTCCGAGAGGAAGCAGGCGCCATCACCGTCAGCATCCGGAGGGGGCAAGCGCGGAAGCGACTGTGCAGCACGCTAAACGGCCTGCACGGCGAGATTCTGGGCCGCCGGGGGAGATGGGCCCAGGACTGGGACGAGGCCGACGGACCCGGCAGAGTCGATCAAGCACCGAAGGGCCTGCACCTCGCACACGTTGAATGGAGAATCGTTCCCGCGGCCTACCTGCCGCCCGGCGTCCCGTGCCTGCCGCTTGAGGAGAAAGGCCGCTTCGTCTGGCTGATCTGCGAGGGCTACGCCTCCCCGCAGGTCTGTGAGGAGATGAACGCCTACCTCGCCCGCATCACAGGAGACGGGCTCTGGCGGCAACAGTGGGGCTGCCCCGGCGAGGAGCCGCCCCAGCCGCCCGCAGAGCCCTAGACGATCGCCACGGCGCGCAGGCCCTCAGTGCGGGGGATCTGCGTGCCGAGGGCGGCCTCCACCGCCGCCGTGATCTCGTCATCCAGCGCACGGACCAGGTGCCCGTAGCGGTCCACCGTCGTTGAGATCGATTCGTGTCCCAGGCGAAGCTGAATCGCGGGCAGCGGCACGTTCGCCCCGATCAGCCACGCCACGTGCGTGTGCCGCAGATCGTGGATGCGCGGCTCCTTCGGCAGACCCTTCGCGACTGCGGCCTTCACCGCCGGCCGCCACTTCCTGTTATAGAAGTTGGCGTGCCGCCACGGGCCGCCCATCGCCGCACGGAAGACGTAGTCGCCAGGCTTGCGTCCTGTCTTCAGGCGCCGGGCCATGTCGACTTGGACGGGGGACAGGGCCATCAGCCGCCGGGCCTTCTTGGTCTTCGGCGGCCCTAGGTAGAAGGCGCCGCCCGGCTCGCCCTTCTTGGCCTTCTTCCAGGCGCGCTGGACGTTGACGGTGGGCCTCTCGGCGGTGAGGTTCAGGTCGCTGATCTTGAGAGCAGTGGCCTCGCCCCAGCGCATGCCCGTGCCCACGAGCCAGTCGGCGAGGTTCCGGGCGTCCGGATCGGTGATCTCGGCGGCGATCCGCTGGTACTCGTCGCGCTCCAGAAACGTCATCTCCTCATCGACGTGGTTGTCGGTGCGGGGGAGGTCGGTCTTCTTGCAGCAGTTCGTCGTCCGCAGCTGAGGAGTGGCGTCCACGGCCGACTGAATGATGCAGAAGAGGAGCCCATGCCGGTTGGCAATGGATTTGGGGTCTGCGGGCCTTCTGAGCCACTTCTCGGGGTCGTCAGGGTGCCGTTCGCCCTTCTTCTCCGCGCGGACCCAGTCGCTGATGTCGTCGTCCACCAGATTGCCGATGGTTGCGGGGTGCTCCCTGCCTGCCGCGTCGGTGTGCCGGAGCAGAGAGAAGTGGATCCGGACCTCACGGAGGTAGTCCTCTTCGGTGCGTTCGTCGATGCCATTGAGGCGGGTGACGTACCGCTCGGCGTACGGCCCAAAGGGGACGTCGCCGGGGATCTCGGGTTCTGTGATGAATCCCTTGCCGCGTACCCAGCCGTGCGGCCACTTGTTGCCGTGCGCCTCGACCAGCTTCTTGAAGGTCTCGGCGCCCTCGGGGTCGCCGAACTTCTCGGATTCCTGCTTGCCGCCCTGGCGCCACTTCACCTGGTAGGTGGCGGTGCCGTCCTTCTTGGGTCGTTCCACGATGCTCGCCATGTGGGGACAATACGACCGTAGATGAGGGCCCGTGTTCCCGTCGTGTTCCCAAAGTTCTGGGAACGACGAAGGCCCGACCTGTTTCCACAGGTCGGGCCTTGATCAATCAGGGTGAGTAACGGGACTTGAACC